ACTTTCCAGTGACAACGATCTTTCTCTTCGGAACGCGCGTCGGCTGGGCTCCAAATACTCAGTCCGACTTTGCCTATTATGAGATAAAAGCGACTATCACTAATTCCGACGCCGCGACCGACTACAGCTGGACCCCTTACGATGGTGCCAATTTCTTCGTCACCACGCGCGACACGCAATGCTTCTTGTACGCTAATACTCTTACGAACGCGGGGCACGTTCGCATTCGCACAGTCAATCGAAGTGGGACGGCCTCGTCGTGGGCTTATCTAGGTAACGCTGCGAGTGTTGGGAATTCATCATTCGGTACGGGAACGATTGCAAAATACAACGACACCGACGTCACGACCACCGGAATCAAGACCGGGGCCGGATCGAGCACACGGCAGATCAACGTCATCTTCTCCGACTCGGTCGTCGTTTCCCTGGCCGGCGGCGCGACTACCGAGGATTTCAACGTGTCGCTGACCAACCGAGGCTTCGGCGCGAAGCCTGACATCGGAACCGCGCAATGCGCTTCCAACGCCAACCTCGTCGCGGCCTACGACTTCGACGCGGCTGGCAACTCAAGCACCAACGCCGTGGTTCGCGTGACCACGCTTGACGGCACGAACGTTCCAGCCGGAAACGCGCGCTTCTCGGTCGAGTTCACCGAATACACCTGACCTATGGCTCTTCAGAAATCCTTCACTCTGCCGAGCGGCATCTCGGGCAACTACATCCGCCTTGTGGCCCACCGCTGGGACCGCTCGGCTCGGGAGTCATCTGCGCTCTTCGCGCTATACGTGGACTCGGCCGCGGCTCAGTCGGGCAAGGCTCCGCTGACGCCGTGGATCGCCAAGCTTTGGCTCCGCGGCGACAAGTTCGACCAGTACCTAAGCAACGCCGAGCTCACGAGCCCAGGCATCCTCGCGCAGATTTATGTCGCGGTGAAGGCCGAGCCGATCAGCTGCGACTTCGGCAGCGATGCGCTCGCGGACGCCGTCGACGTCTGACTGTCAGATTCCGCCGGACAGAATTTTGAGAAAAAGAGTTGACTAGGGCGTTGCGCGTCTCCTTGGTCGAGGGCGCAACGACAATGATTCGCTCACTAATCCTCCTCACGCTGGCGTCCGCCAGCCACGCCGCGCCGCCGGAAAGCTTCTGGCGAGCGCTTCATCAAGTCGAGACGTCGGGCCGCACCGGCGCGATCCTCGGCGACAACGGCCGCAGCCTCGGGCCGCTCCAGATCTCCCGCGCCTACCACGCCGACTCGCGCGTCGCCGGCGATTACTCGCAGGTCACCGACCTCGCCTACGCCCGCCGCGTCGCGACGGCTTACCTCAAGCGCTACGCTCCGCAGGCGTGGGCGCAGGGCGACGTCGAGACGCTCGCTCGCATCCACAACGGCGGACCCGCGGGGGCGCGCAAGCCGGCGACGCTGCCTTACGCTGACAAGGTGCGGAGGGCGATGCGATGACTTACGACGAGTTCATCGACGCGAAGACTAAGGTGGCGCAGGCTAGCGGGTTTGAGCCGTTCGAGATCAAGGCGCCGCTCTTTGACTGGCAGAAGTCGATTGTGCGCTGGGCGATTCGCCAGGGTCGCGCCGCGCTCTTCGAGGACTGCGGACTCGGCAAGACCGCGCAGCAGCTCGAGTGGGCGCGCCAGGTCGCGCAGTTCACCAATATGCCGGTGCTCATCCTGACTCCACTCGCGGTCGCGCATCAGACCGCGGAGGAGGGAAACAAGTTCGGCATTACCGCAACCGTCCTTCAAGACGGCATCGAGGTGCAGGCTGGGCCAGGAATCTGGATCACGAATTACGAGAAGCTTGAGCACTTTAACCCGGCCGCTTTTGCCGGCGTCGTGCTCGACGAGTCCTCGATCCTAAAGGCGTTTACGGGCAAGACGCGCATCGCGCTGACCGAAGCCTTCAGCCGCACGCCATATCGTCTCTGCTGCACGGCGACGCCTAGTCCCAACGACTACACGGAGTTCGGCCAGCACGCCGAGTTCCTCGGAATCTGTTCGCCGGCGCAGATGCTCGCGACGTTCTTCATCAACGATACCTTCAACACCGGCGACTGGCGGCTGAAGGGTCACGCCGAGGGAGAGTTTTGGAAGTGGCTCGCTAGCTGGGCCGCGTGCGTCAGCCGGCCAAGCGACATCGGCTTCTCGGACGAGGGCTACATCCTGCCTCCACTCAATATGATCGTGGAGATGGTCGCCGTCGATCAGCGCGACCACTCAGGCGAAGAGCTCTTCCGTCACGCCACGCTCTCGGCAACGACGATGCACGAAGAGATGCGACTGACGTCGGAGGCTCGGGCGAAGCGAGTGGCATCGCTCGTCAACAACTCAAGCGAGCCGTGGATCGTCTGGTGCAATACCAACGACGAAGCCGACAAGCTCAAGGTGCTAATGCCCGACGCGCTCGAGGTGCGAGGATCCGAAACTCCGAAAGCAAAGGAGCAGAAGATCGCTGCCTTCACGAATGGCCGAGCGCGCGTCATCATCAGCAAGCCATCAATCTGCGGGATGGGCCTCAACTGGCAGCATTGCCGCAACGTGGCCTTCGTCGGCCTCAGTTACTCGTTCGAGGACTTTTACCAGGCGCTTCGTCGATCCTATCGCTTCGGCCAGACGAAGCCAGTCAACGCGCACATCGTGCAAGCGGAGACTGAAGGAGCCATTACCCAAGCCATCAACCGGAAGATCCATCAACATCAGACAATGCAAGAGAAGATGAAACTCGCGGCGGCAGCGTTTGCCGAGAACCGCATCAAGGAAATGAAGAAGAACACGGCCGTCGACTTTAAGACTGGCGACGACTGGAAAGTCTACCACGGCGATTGCGTTCGCGTGGCGAAGGAGATTGCCGACGAGTCGATTGACTTCTCGATCTTCTCGCCGCCGTTTGCCGATCTCTTCACCTATTCGGACGACCTGCAGGATATGGGCAACTGCGCCGGCCTAGAGGATTTCACGAAGCACTTCGAGTTCCTCATTGCGGAGATCGCGCGCATTATGGTTCCAGGACGCGAGGTCGCAGTGCATTGCGTCGACCTGCTGTCGACCAAGTGGAAGCACGGACGCATTGAATTTCAGGACTTCAGCGGGGAAATAATCCGCGCCTTCTGGCGCCACGGATTCCTTTTCCACTCGCGCATCTGCATCTGGAAATCCCCCGTGACCGAGATGCAGCGGACTAAGGCTCACGGCCTGCTTTACAAGACGCTTAAGGCCGACAGCTGCGATTCGCGCGTTGGCTGCGCTGATTATCTGCTCGTCTTCCGAAAGCCGGGAGAGAACCCGAAACCCGTGACCAAGGATCCGAGCGCGTTCCCGGTCGAGATGTGGCAGGAGTACGCCTCGCCAGTCTGGATGACAGTCGATCAAGGTCGCGTTCTGAATCGCGAGGGCGCGCGCGACAACGCCGATGAGAAGCACATCTGCCCGCTGCAGCTCGACGTGATCGAGCGAGCCGTGACGCTCTGGTCAAATCCCGGCGATCTCGTCTACTCGCCGTTCACAGGGATCGGGTCCGAGGGCTACCAGTCTTTAAAGCTTGGCCGCCGCTTCGTCGGATCTGAGCTTAAGAGAAGCTACTTCGAGCAAGCCTGCGCTAACCTCGCGCTGGCAAAGTCCCAGACTGAACTCGCGCTCGTATGATACCCAAGATGATCGCCAAGGCACTACTCGCCGGCAAGACGCCTAAGGAGTTCGCGCACGAGGCCGGCATCTCGGTCTCGTGGGCCTATCGCCTTGCGTGGGACGCTGGCTTCAAGTCGGTCTACATATCACGCGAGGAGCAGAAGATGATTGCGCAGCGGAGGGCCGGCCGATGAACCGCGCGACAAAGGCGCTGTTTTCCTCCGGCCTCGCCTACTCGCATTACGCGCTAGGCAAGGCGATCGTCTACCGCGACGAGTCCAAGCGCCAGCATAGCTGGCTGCAACGGCAGCTGCTGCGGCAATCAATGCGCGATCAGGCGCTCGTCTACTCCCGCGAGGTGCGCTGGATGCGCTATGCAAAATAACTTCAACCGCACACAGCCGGTCAAGAACCTGACCGGAGCCGGACACTCCGCGGCGCGCTACACCGGCACGCACGGGCACAAGGAGCGTTCGCACTACTGGGTCTTCATACCAGGCGAAGGCTGGGTGACGTGGCTGGCGATCCATAAGCAATTTAGCGCGGCGTTTAACGACTGGCAGATGCGCCAGGCGCTTGGCCTGAGACGCAAGCGGTGAACGTACTTGAGCTAGAACGGATGGCTCGCCGCGGGGCCGAGGACGGCTACGGCGACGAGTGGCATCCGCAATTTACCGCCAGCGCGCGAGTGCTGGCATCAATGAGAGCAGCAGCAAACGAAGCACGAATCCAGATGCAGAACGAAGAACTACTGACAGCAATCCTCAACGAGCTCCGCGCGATCCGCTCGGCGCTCTCCAATCGGAGCACGCCCGCCGCGGCTCCTGCCGCCCAGCCGGCGGCGCAGAGCAAGGACATTCCGCAGCCGTCCGAGCTTGTGGCCGATCCCGGCTCGGTTGAGGTTCACTTCGGCAAGAACGCCGGCACGGCGCTCCGCTCGCTCGGCGCGAAATCGGTTGAGTGGTACGCCCAGGAACCCGAGCCCAGGATCGGCAACAACGGCAAGCCGTTCCCGCCTCGGCCCGAGGACGTCCGCCTCCGCAACGCCGCGCGCCAGCTGGTGCACGGTCAACGCGGCACGCTCGCTGCCGGCACTAAAGTCACGCTCGTCTCCGAGACGCTGACCGAAGAGGTGCCGTTCTAAACTTAAAGGGCGCGACCGAGACTTCCCAGCCGCGCCCTCAACCCAGAAGCAAAACACAACACAACAAGAGCCAGACAATGAACACCGAAACCGTCAAAGAAGAGACCCAACTCGCGGCCAGTCCCGCGGCCAAGATCAACAAATCGCCGGTCACCTTCGGGGCCCAGGGCGTGCAACTCGCCTCGCTGGAAGATGCGTATCGCTTCGCGAACGCCATCGTAGCGAGCGGCTTCGCGCCAAAGGGAATGGAGAAGCCTGAGTCCGTCCTCGTCGCAATCCAGTTA